AACGATCCAGCCCGCTCCCCGCGGGCTTTTTTACGCCCATACCCCGCGCCCCTGTCTAGGGTTGGCGCCTAACACCCCCGCGAAAAGACACTGATTCCAAGCCCGAATACCGGGCGATGGGCAGCCGAACGGCTGCGGACTATGCACTCCATCCCATGCGGCCACGGCGATATGTGGCGGGAAACAGGACATGCCCAATCAGACACACACCGACTTCATTGCAAGCGCTATCGACGCAGGGGGCAGTTTGAACCCCGCGCAGGCGGCCCAACTCTTGGAGATGGGCGAGGGCGATACCGGGGCTTTGACCCCGGAACCGATCAGCGTGCCCGCCGCTGAACCTGCTGCTGTTGATCCTGCGCCTGCCCCTGCCGCTCAGGATGCGGCGAAAACCGATACCACTCCGCCCGATGACCAACTGACTGCCGAAAACGCGGTGGTGATGGCCAAGGACGGGAAGCACACGATCAATTTCGAGGTGCTGGCCGATACCCGGGAAAGGCTCCGGGAGAAGTCCGCACAGCTCGAGCTGGCAAACCAGCAATTGGCAGAGCTGCAAGCCCAGGCGCAAGCCCGGGCCGACGCCGGCCAGGCGCCCACCCAGGCAGATACAAATGCGGCGGCGGCCCAGGCGGCCATCGATGCAGGTGTCGATCCGGCGCTGTTCGGAGATTTCTCCCCGGAAGCAATGGCCAAGGGTGTGGCGAAGATGGTGCAGGCCCAGGTGGCGGCGCAGATGGCCGCCATTGACGCCAAGCTGCAGCCGCTCCAGCAGCAGACTGCCAAGAGTGCCGCCGAGGCGCATCTGTCGGCGATCTACACCGCACATCCTGACGCGGATTCCATCGTGGAGTCTCAAGAGTTTGCGGCCTGGAAGGCTGAGCAGCCCAGCATCGTGCAGCAGGCCCTGGATCGCGCCCTTACTGAGGGTTCGACCGGGCAGGTGATCGAGGTTTTCGACGCATTCAAGAAAGCAGGCGCCGCAGTGAGTCAGCCGCCCGCGCAGCCAAAGGCCGATCCGGCCGCGGATGCAAAGGCCGCCATCAATGCGCTCAAGCCGACCCCGCCGGCGAGCCTCTCGGACATCCCGGGAGGCCGTCCGGCTGGGCTGAGTCGGCAGGAGCAGATGGCGCAGATGGACCCGGCGTCGCTCTCGGAGGCTATGGCGACCATGGCGCCGGCCGAGATCGATGCCTACCTGAACTCGCTCATTTGACGGAGGCATAGATGCCCGCAACCAAGACTCACGCCGGATACGGCGACAAGACCAACATGGTCCAACAGGCCGTCGGCCTGTTTGCTACCCACACCCAGCGCAATTCGACCATTGCACGCCTGACCGGCCCGATGCCCAAGGGCAACGCCGGGGCCACTGCGACCATTCGCAAGCAGACCACCCAGCACATGCCCATCGTGCGCTGTATGGATCTGAGCAAGAACCGCGGTGACGAGGTGGAGTTCCACCTGCTGAACCCCGTTGGCGCGGTGCCGATCATGGGTAGCGCGAACGCCGAAGGCCGCGGGACTGGTATTTCGCTGACCGAGGACCGTCTGCGCGTGAATCAGGCCCGCTTCCCGCTGGACTTGGGCGACGCAATGACCTCGATTCGCAGCCCAGTCGATCTGCGCGCCCTGGGCCGCCCGATTGCCCAGTCGCTGATGGATGCCTATGTCGACCAATCCCTGCTGGTGCACATGGCTGGCGCCCGGGGCTATCACGACAACATCGAATGGAAGGTGCCGACCGACGCGCACCCGAAGTTCGCTGAGATCCTGGTCAATACGGTCAAGGCTCCGACCAAGAACCGGCACTTCATCGCTGACGGTGCCGGCATCCAGCCCTTCACCGTGAATGTTGGCGAAATCGACCTGGCGACCACCGATCAGCTCAAGATGGGCGTGATTGATGCGATCCGCTCCACCATGGATCAGATCGCGCTGCCCCCGCCGCCGGTCAAGTTCAACGGTGACGTGATGGCCGAGGACGAGCCGCTGCGCGTGCTGCTGGTGTCCCCGGCGCAGTACAGCGCGTTTGCCACTGACCCGAACTTCCGCCAGTTCCAGGCCAGCGCCCTGGCCCGCGCCCAGCAGGCCAAGATGCACCCGCTGTTCCTTGGCTCCGCCGGCCTGTGGAACAACACGCTGATCGTCAAGATGCCCAAGCCGATTCGCTTCTACGCCGGCGACACCATCAAGTATTGCGCCAGCTTCACCAGCGAAACCGAGTCGTCCTGCATCGTTCCGGCCGGCTTCGGTACGACCTTCGCTGTGGATCGCGCAATTCTGCTCGGAGGCCAAGCCGTGGCCGAGGCTCTGGCCGCGTCCGACCGCTCCGGCATCCCGTTCTTCTGGAGCGAAAAGGAGCTGGACCACGGCGACAAGATCGAGCTTCTGATCGGCGCTATCCGCGGCGTCTCGAAGATCCGCTTCGAGGTGGATACCGGCGACGGCGGCAAGCAATTCACCGATTACGGCGCCGTTGCCATCGATACCGCCGTGCCGATCATCGGCGCCCGCATGTAATCACGCCTGATTGAGTGGCCGGCCCTGGCCGGCTGCTCATGACCCGCGACCCGAATTCAAGGAGAGAGCCACATGGCCACCATCACCAAGAACCGCAGCAAGCTGCGTCAGTTCGGCAGCGCCCCTTACGGCAACCTGTCGATCCTGACCTACCAGATCAAGACCAACGCCTCCGGCGCGCTGCTTGATTCCAACTCCACTGCCGCCATTGCCTCTGGCGACAAGCTCGACCTGGGGCCGCTGCCCGAGGGTATGTCTCTGGACGAGGCGATTGTCACCGTCTCCACGGCGATGACGGCTTCCGTCACCGGGAAGCTGGGCTTCGAGTACGAGGACGGCGTGGATTCCGCCGAGGTGCCGCAGGACGACGACTATTTCTTTGCCGCCACCACCATGGCTACGGCAGCGATTGTGCGCAAGACCAACGTCGCCGCGCCGGTCGTCCTGCCCAAGCCTGCTCGGCTGATTCTGACCACCGGTGGCGCTGCCAACGCCAAGGCGTCTCAGATCGATGTGCGCGTGATCGGCGAGCTCGTCGGCGCGCGATAAGGCCTGAACCCAAGGGTGGCCAAAGGGCCGCCCTTGGACTGAACGGAGATGCACATGGATCGGAAGCAAATTGCCCGCGTGGCACATGAGATCAACCGCGCCTACTGCGCGTCGCTGGGCGATGCCTCGCAGCCGGCGTGGGAGGATGCGCCCGAATGGCAGCAGGGCAGCGCCTTGGTTGGTGTCGATATGCACCTGGCCAAGCCGGATGCCACCCCCGAACAGTCGCACGAATCCTGGCTGGCACAGAAGCTGGCGGAGGGCTGGAAGTACGGCCCGGTGAAGGATGCCGAGAAAAAGGAGCATCCGTGCTGCGTGCCCTATGCCGAGCTGCCGGCGGAGCAGAAAGCGAAGGACTATCTGTTCCGCGGCGTGGTGCATGCGCTGAAAGCCATTGAGCCCGAAAAGGTGTTGGTGGAGGCGCCGGTGCCGCTGACGCCGCCCCCTGCGGCTGCCGTTGCATCGGTGATCCCGAATGGCCACGTGGCGGTGCAGTACGTTGGCCGCCGTCCGGATTGGACGGATCACCTCTACGGTACGGGCTTGAGCTTTGTTGCTGACCAGGTGCGCTACCTCCCCGGTTCTGTCGCAACTCAGTTCCTGCGCCACGTCGATCTGTTCCGCGAGGCCAAGACCGAGGTTGCGCCGGAGAAGGTTGCGCAGATCACCGAGGTGGCCGAGATCCCGCGCGACGATACCGCCGAGATTCTGGAGGCGGCCAAGCAGAAGCAGGCGGAAGAGCTCGACAAGGAAAACCAGCTCCAGGATCTGCGCCAGTCCGTGACCTTCATGGAGAAGGACGCGCTCAAGGAGTTCGTGTCGCGCAACTACCGCCAGAAGCTCGACGGCCGGCTGTCGGTGGAGGCCATGCGCACTCAGGCCCTGCAGCTAATTGACCAGTTCGGCGCGGTGTAAGCCATGACCCTGGCTGAGCTGATTTCCCGATACCGGCTCCTGGCCAAAGACAAGGCAGAACCGTTCTTCGTCAGCGATGCCGAGGTGCGGGACTTTCTGAACGAGGCCGAATATCAGGCGTGCATTCGCGGCCGGATGATTCATGCGGCAGATGACTCCGAGGTCTGCGACGTGGCGGTGAGTGCTGGTCGGGCGCAGTACGACTTTCACGCAAGTCTGATCGAAATAGACAACTGCTGCTTTCGTGAGGACGGGGCGGCGCATCGCGGCCCGCCGATTGGATTCCGCTCGCAGGAGTGGCTCGACGACTGCATTCAAGACTGGCGCGACCAGTCCGGGGTGCCGAAGTACGCGATCCTGAACGACACCTCCATTCGTCTCGTGCCTCGCCCGTCTGTGGGCGGGCTGCTGATTTTTGAGGGATACCGGGCGCCCAAGCGCCCCATGTCAAAGACCACGGACAGCCCTGAGATCGCCCGTCACCACCATGAGCACCTTGTCCAGTGGGTGCTCTTCCGGGCTTTCAGCATCCCCGATTCCGAGTTTATCGATCCGTCGCGTGCGGCTGCAGCGGAGGCCGCCTTTACGGCTTATTTCGGCCCACTGCCGGATGTCGATCTTCGCCGACTCACGCGCGAGGACTTTCCCCACGTCACGCAGAGCTTCATGCCGTAATGCGCACCACCAAGGAGATTTGAAAGATGGCCAATACCCTCTACGACTACGCGCGCCAGCGCTTCCTGGAAGGCCAGCTTAACTGGCTGACCGATACCATCAAGGTCTATCTGGTTGATACCGGTGCCTACACGCCGCAGACGGCCATCCACCAGTATCTGGCGGACATTCCGCTGTCGGCCCGGATTGCTGGCCCGGTGACGCTCACCAGCAAATCCACCACGGGCGGCGCTGCTGATGCGGCGGACTGTACTTTTACCAGCGTTTCCGGCGCGACCATCGAGGCCATCGTGATCTACAAGGACACAGGGTCTGAAGCCACCAGCCCGGTGATCGCCTACATCGACACAGCTACCGGCCTTCCGATCACGCCCAACGGCGG